ACACAACATAATAGATTTCGATGCAGTGTACTTGGAAAATATTGTCGGCGTATCATTGGCTGGTTCAAAGGTTATAGATACGTTGATCCTGTCAAGACTAGATAACCCTCAACGTGAAGGAGGACATTCATTAAAATCTTGGGGTAAACGAATAGGTTTATACAAGGGGGAACACAATGACTTTACAAAGTATAGTAAAGAAATGGAAGAGTATTGTATACAAGACCTCAAGATTACACAGAAAGTTTTTGAAATACTGTCAAGTAATCTACAAAGTTTTGGAGATACGAGTATTGATCTTGAGAGTAAAGTTCAATCTATTATTACGAGACAAATTCAACATGGGTGGTTACTAGATACTGCTAAATGTTGGGAGTTAATTGGAAAACTAAAGGAAAGAAAGATAGCAATAGAAGAGGAAGTTCATGATAAGTTTATCCCTTTGGCATCCTTTGTCAAGGAAGTTACACCGAAATACAAAAAGAACAAGGAGTTGTCTAATGTTGGTCTTAAGTTTCTTGGGTCTAGTTGGGAATGTGTTGTTGGTCCTTTTTCTCATATAGAATTTACGGAATTTAATTTAGGTTCCCGAAAACAAATCGCTAGGTATCTACAATACTTTGGCTGGAAACCTAAAAAATACACAGAGAAGGGGCATCCGATTGTTGATGAGAAAATACTAAGTGCCGTTAAAAATATTCCAGAGGCACAACTAATAGCGGAATATCTTTTAATTCAAAAACGAATAGCACAAGTAACATCATGGATCGAAGCTAGGAATGAACAGGATGGTAGAGTACATGGGTACGTAAATACAATAGGAGCTATCACTGGACGCATGACACACAATAGTCCAAACCTAGCCCAAGTTCCTTCATCCTATTCACCCTATGGTGCAGAGTGTCGGCAATGCTGGACTGTACCAAGTGGATACAAACTGGTGGGTGTAGACGCATCAGGTTTGGAACTAAGAATGTTAGCACACTACATGAATGACAAGGAGTATACAAATGAAATCATCAACGGAGATGTACACACGGCAAACCAGAAAGCTGCTGGACTTGCAACAAGAGACGCTGCTAAAACTTTTATCTATGCTTTCCTCTACGGAGCAGGAGATGGAAAAATTGGCTCCATCATCGGTGGTACTTCTTCAGATGGAGCAAGACTTAAAGCATTATTTCTCAAGAACACACCTGCTATTAGACATCTACGAGAAAGAGTTAGTCGAGCCTCTATTCGGGGCTACCTTAAAGGAATAGATGGTAGGAAGTTAATCATACGGAGTGGACATGCTGCACTGAATACACTACTACAGTCGGCTGGTGCAATCATAATGAAAAAAGCCTTGACACTTTTAGACAACCATGCTACTATAAGTAATATACAGTATCAGTTTGTCGGTAATATTCATGATGAGTTTCAGATTGAAGTAGTGGAAAAGGATGCTAAGAAACTAGGCTGGTTAGCTGTAGAGTGTATCAAGGCAGCGGGTCTTGAGTTTAATTTAAACTGCCCTCTTGATGGGGAATACAAGGTAGGTAATTCATGGGTGGAAACACATTAAAAACATTAGTCCCTGACATATACAAACTTCTCCAAAGCAAACGAGCATCGGAAGATGTAGATGTTGAGAGTGAGATTGAGAAGTTTGGTGAGTCAGTTAAGTCCTTGATGCGTAAGGAGTTTCTGCCTCATGAGTATGATCGTCGTAAGCTACGTCTGTCCGGTATAGGTAAGGCTGATCTTGTTCAGTGGTATTCCTACAAAAGATTTCCAGGCGAGAAGATTAAACCACATACGTTAGTTAAGTTTCTATATGGTCATCTTATTGAGGAAATGATTTTATTCCTAGTCCGTATGGCTGGACATAAAGTTACAGATGAACAGAAAGAATGTGAAGTTAATGGTATCAAGGGCCACATGGATTGTAAGATTGATGACATTACCGTTGATGTTAAGTCCACTAGTAGCTATGGTTTTAAAAAGTTTAAAGATGGAAGCCTTGCGTTAGATGATCCCTTTGGTTATGTCGATCAGTTAAAAGCGTATGCTCATTCTGAAGGGGAACGTAAGTGGGCATGGTTAGCTATGGACAAACAGAACGGACATCTATGTGTGCTTGAGTATGATCTTGACGATACGGAACACCCAATGTATGAGCATTACAGTGGTGATATTGAAGAGCGTGTTGAGCATATCAAGGACACTGTTCGTAGTGATATCCGTCCTAACTTGTGTGCTGAACCTGTACCAGATGGTCAGTCAGGTAATTTAAAGTTAGCTACAATGTGTTCCTACTGTCAGTACAAGAAGCACTGCTATCCTGATCTACGAGTGTTTGCCTACTCAACAGGCCCACGTTTTTTAACAAAGATTAAAAACTATCCTCGCGTACCGGAAATAAAAGGAGATAACTATGATAGAATTTAAAGCTGTAAGCACACCTAGACATGACAGGTTTGAAGAGACAATTACAAATCTTTTAAATGAGGGATGGAAATTACACGGTAGTCCTTTTGTATCTCAAAGCGGTGCTATGACACAATCGTTGACCCGCACTACAAAATCTTCTCAAGATACTAAATTAAAAAAATTATAG